ACCGGTGTGGGTTCAAAAAAACTCACAAAACCAAATTAACGCCCGAGGTTTGTAATATGGCGGCAAAGGGCGCAAAGCCAAAGCCTGCTCATCTGCGGATTGTTGACGGGACGCATAGACCGGCCCGACACGGCAAGGCGGCGGAAGCAAAGGCGGCCGCGGACCAAGCGGCGTCTCGGTTTGGCAAGATAGACAAGCCGAAGCACCTAACCGGCGACGCCTCTTCTGCTTGGGATAGGTGGATTGTCCCCGCGTTCTGGCTTGACGCATCGCGGGAGGCTGCGGCCGTCGCGTTCTGCGAATTATGGAAAGAGTTTCGGTTTAACCCGATGGGGTTCCCGGCTTCAAAGCATGGCCAGTTGCGCGCTTACATGGCGGACCTTGGCTTGACGGATGAACGGAACCGATTGTTAGATGACGGGAAAAAAGAAAAAGACCCGTTCTTCGACTGACCGCTTTACGGCTTATGCTGAGGCTGTTGTTGGCGGCGCGATCGTCGCAGGCCCTCACGTCCGGAACGCTTGCAGGCGACATTTAGACGACCTTAAACGGGGTGATCTGTTCTTTGATCTAACGGCAGCAAATAGGGCGTTGGCGTTTTTTGAGACGAAGTTGATCTTATCCGAGGGCCAGTTTGACGGTCTCCCGTTCCGCGCCGATCCTTCGCAGGCTTTTATCATCGGGTCGCTGTTTGGTTGGAAAAAGCTGGACGGCTTCCGAAGGTTTCGCCGGGCGTATGTCGAGCAGGGGAAGGGTAACGGGAAGTCACCACTGGCTGGCGGGATCGGCCTTCTTGGCCTGATGGCGGATGGCGAGGCCGGGGCGGAAATCTATTCGGCCGGCGCGACAAAAGAGCAAGCCGGCGTTTTGTTTCGAGACGCGGTTAAGATGGTCAGGCAATCGCCTGATCTTGATTCCAGACTGACGCCAAGCGGCGGTCCAGGGAAAGAGTTCAACCTCGCTTATTTGAAAACCGGCTCGTTTTTCAGGCCGGTTTCTCGGGAAACGAAAAAGACGGGTTCCGGCCCGCGCCCGCACTTCGCGCTGGTTGATGAGCTGCACGAGCATCCCGATGCGGGTGTGATTGAAATTCTGGAGCGAGGTTTTAAGTTCCGGCGCCAGCCGCTTATCCTGATGATTACGAACTCGGGTTCGGATCGCACTTCGGTTTGCTGGTCCGAACATGAGCACGCGGTAAAGGTCGCGGCGGGCAACAGAGACGCTAGAGACGACGACGCGGCCTATATTGGCGATCCGCTTGACGATTCCACTTTTTCCTATGTTTGCGCCCTTGATCCCGGCGATGACCCTTTGAAAGACCCGTCTTGTTGGGTGAAAGCCAACCCGCTTCTCGGCGTGACGATTACGGAGGAATACCTCGCCGGCGTTGTCAAGCAGGCGAAGGACATTCCTTCAAAACTGAACAACATTCTGCGGCTGCATTTCTGCCAATGGACGGATGCTGAAACGGCATGGATGACGCGGGCTCTTTTGGAGCCTTGCCTGCATGAATTTGAGCCGAAAGAGCATCTTGGCAAAGCGATATGGTTGGGCTGCGATTTATCACAAAACAAGGACATTACAGCGCTTGCGGCAGTAGTCAGGACCGGAGAGATAGAGGTTGAGGCCGATCGTGACGGTGTTGTCCAGACAGTTTTAAAGCCGACTTTTGACGCTTGGGTTGAGGCGTGGACGCCCGGCGATACGATGCTCGCGCGGGAAATGAAGGACAAGCTGCCTTATACGGTTTGGGCGCGCGAAGGCCATATCTATGCGCCGAAGGGCGCCAGCATCCGCTTCGATCACGTCGCGCAGGCTGTTGCTGAATACACGCATGATTATGAGGTCAAGTGTCTCGCTTACGACCGTTACGCATTCAAGCGCGGGTTCGAGCCCGAATGCGAGAAATTAGGGCTCACGGTCGAATTTGTAGAGCATCCGCAGGGCGGGACGAAAAAGGGCAAACCGACAGACGCGATGATCTCTGCGGCAAAGGCGGCGGGCCGCGAGCCGGAAGGCTTGTGGATGCCGGGTTCTGTCCGCGATCTGGAGGACGCTCTTGCGGAAGGGCGGATAAGACTTCGCCGGAACCCTGTCTTGATTTCCGCGATGATGTCGGCAGTCACTGATGAAGACCGATGGGGTAATTACTGGCTCGCGAAAGAACGGGCGCTGAACAAGATCGATGCCGCAGTTGCTCTCGCGATGGCGTTTGGCGCGGCTGTTTCGCACGAAGGCAAATCCGCGCCCGTTGACGTATTCGCGATGATTGCCTGACTGGAGTTGCCGAAAATGATGGAATACAGAACGGCGGTTTCGACCGGCGAAGGGATGGATTTTGTCATTTCTGATGGCAGTCTTGATCGGCATGGAACGCGGATAAACCCGCGCGGCTGGAATCTCGCCTCGTTCAAGAGAAACCCGATCGCACTTTTCGGGCATCGGTCAGACTTCCCGATCGGCACTTCGGGAGAACTGTGCGCCTTGAGGGCGATCGTGTAATCGGGCGGCTCAAGCTTGCTGCGAAGGGGACAAGCGACCGGATTGACGAAGTAATCAGTCTTGTCGAGCAAGGCATCCTTCGCGCCGTTTCTGTTGGCTTTAGCGTCGTTGAAATGGGCGCGAAGGGCAAGTCAAGCTTCGATTATGAAAAGCAGGAACTTCACGAAGTTTCTGTCGTCTCAGTTCCATCAAACATGAATGCGCTCGCCAAGGCTAGAGCGCTTCACGTTTCAGAATCCACAATCCGCATGGTCTTCGGCGAGCACGCCAATGAAGCCGTGCGGGGCGTGCTTACCGGCGAGCAGGCCGATCAAAAGACCGTGGCAGAAAACGGACCCCGTGCGGGCCTTTCGCCACTACCGAAAGCCAGAAAAATGTCTAACCTTTCCCAGCGTATTGAATCCGCGCAGGCCGATCTTGTGGCCAAGCGCGACCGCCTTGTTGAATTGAACGCGGCGGATTCCCTTGATCTCTACGCCATCGAAGAACTTAACGAGCAGATCGAAACCTCAGAGCGCACGATTGCGGCACTGAAGACTTCGGAAGCCCGCATTGGCATTACGGCGCAGCCTGCTGGCTCCGCTGCTGTGGCGTCGCCCGCTGTTAATCGCAGGCCGCTTGGTTTCCCCCAGCGGGATGTGGATGGCTTGAGCCTGCTTGTCCGCGCCATCACGGCGAACGGCATCTCGCACTTTAATCGCCAGCCTATCGAGCGTGTTCTTGACGAGCGCTATCCTGGCCACGAGGCGACGCACAACCTTGTCACTCGTGCTGATCAGACGATTGGCACAACCACGGTAACGGGCTGGGCTGCGGAGCTGTTGCAGACGGTGAATTCCGGCTTTTTGCAGGCACTTACTGGCGTGTCTGTCTATCCTCGACTTCGCGAGCGTGGCGTTGGTCTTAGCTTTGACGGCACCGGGACGATCAAGCTCCCGCGTCGCAATGCTGGCGGCGCCGGCGGCGGGTTCGTGGCAGAAGGCGCGCCTATCCGCGTCGGTCGCATTACCACGGCTGCGGCTGAAATCACGCCAAAGAAGATGGGCGTTATCGTCCCCTTCTCGCGTGAGCTTGCCCGTCGCTCGACCCCGGCAATCGAGGCCATTGTTCGCCAGGGCATTCTGGAGGATACCGCGTCCGTCCTTGACTCGGCTCTCCTTGATGCAACTGCGGTTAGCACCGCTCGCCCGGCCGGCTTGCTGAACGGCGTCTCTGCTGCCGCGTCCGGGTACGGCGGCGGCGATCATGTAGCGGTCAAAGAAGATTTCAAAGCCCTTCTTGCGCCGTTCATCGCGGCGAGCGCTGCGGACAACATTACGGTCATCATGAATCCTGCGCAGGCGCTTTCCATCGCGATGATGGACGGGCCTGACAATAACGCGGGATGGTTTTCGGGTATCGCGAGCCGCGTGAACATCGTGGAGTCCACCTACGCGACGGCGGGGCGCCTGATCGCTATCCGCAATTCGGATTTCTACACTGCGGTCGGCGATGCGCCGGAGTTCGACATCAATGAATCGGCAACGGTTCACATGGAGGACACTACCGCGCTGGAAATCGTATCCGGAACCGGCCCGACGACCGCTGATCCGGTTCGCTCGTTTTTCCAGACTGCAACTGTTGGCGTCCGCATGCTTATGGACGTCAGTTGGGTCATGGGCCGTCCGTCTATGGTTCAGTGGATAGACGGCACAAGCTACTAAAGAAACAACGGAGGGGCCTTTCTGGCCCCTCCCCCTTCACCTTGTCCGGGGCATAGTCCGGGGGAGCAACAATCATGACCATTCGACGTTTCGTCGTTCCAGTTGTCACTGACGATCAGGGCGACGCAGAAGTTTACAGCCCATTTGTTTCTGGCAAGCTCGTCTCTATCCGGTACGTGAAAGCGGCTGAGGATAGTTTTACGGATGGCGTTGATTTTGCCATCACTTCGGAAGTCACCGGCGCTGCTATATGGGCTGAGGACGATGTTAACGCATCCGCCACGCGCCATCCGCGCGTCGCCACAAATACAACGGCGGGATCCGCTGTCACCTATGACGGCGCCGCTGCGGCTGTCCTAACGAAAATCGTACTTGGCGACGATCGTTTGAAGATCGTCATTTCCGATGGCGGCGATACGCACGGCGGAACATTCCACATAACTCTCGATAGCTAGGGCCTATTGGCCGGAAAGGAACTACCAAATGGCTATCCGTAAATTCTCAGTGACCGTCACGACAGGAACGGCGACAGGCTCGGCCCTCTCGCCTTGGATGTCCGGTTATATTGAATCAATTCAGTATGTGAAGCCGGGGTCAAATGCTTTTTCAAATGGCGTCGATTTCACGATTACATCGGCGGAAACAGGCGAGACGATTTGGACGCAGAACGACGTCAACGCATCCGTGACAGTGCGGCCGCGCGCGGCAACGCATACGACGGCCGGCGTGGCCGCCACCTATGACGGCACGCGCGCAGTGTTGGACCGCATTGCCGTTGGTCGCGACCGCGTGAGTGTCGCTGTTGCACAAGGCGGCAACGGCACGACCGGGACGTTTATTATCGCCGTGGACGACGGCCGATGATCGAAACCTGGTATGTAATGGAGAACGGCAGCGCGTGTGACCCTCGAAATGTCACGCGCGATTCAGCCGGTGTCCTGCGCAGCCGAGACGGGCGCGCTGTGGCCTATCGACCGGATGGTGTGACCCCGCGCTCGCGTGGCGTTGATATTGCGGCCGAACGAGAAGCGGCCGTGTCGCGAGAACTAACGGCGGATGAACCTAAGCGCGGATACAAGACCCGCGAGACAAAGGCGCGCTAACTTGAGCCTTCTTTCCCGCATTTTCGGGCGCCAATCTCGCTCAACCGAGGGCGAGTTTCGCCCCGGTCCTTATTCGTTGCCCGAGGGCTGGCTTTCCGCAACTGCGGGCAAGTATGCCAACTGGTGGCAAATGGGGTTCACGCCGCAGCCGTTTGGCCAGTCTGGCGCGATGGTTGAGGCGTGCATCTCCGCTTATGCGCAGACGGTGGCGATGTGCCCCGGCGATCATTGGCGCAAGATGGAAAATGGCGGTCGTGTGCGCGTATCGAGTTCGGCTCTTAGCCGAGTGTTGCGCAAGCCCAATGATTACCAGTCGATTTCCGATTTCAATTTGAATCTGACCCGAAACCTTTATGGGACGGGCGAGGCATTCGCTTTCGCCGTTAGAAACGATCGCGGCGAGATTCAAGAATTGCATTTGATGAGAACCGGCATGGCCATGATTGGCGTCGACGGTTCGATCTATTACGCGCTTGGCGGCAATGAAATCGCAGAGCGCCGGTTCAACCTTGGTTATCCTATCCCGGCCCGTGACGTGCTTCATGTTCGGCTACATACGCCACGTCACCCGCTAAAGGGTGTGAGCCCCATTCTGGCGGCGGCGCTTGATCTGGCAATGTCCGGGGCTGCGATCAATCAGCAGATCGCTTTTTATCTCAATCAGGCCCGGCCGTCTTTCATGCTGGAAACAGATCAGCAGTTGACAGTTGAGCAGACGCAGGCGCTGCGCAAACTATGGAATGACCAGACGCAAGGCGAAAACGCGGGCGGTACTCCTATCCTTGCATGGGGGTTGAAGGCGAAGCCTGTCAGTGGGATCGCGCGCGATGGCCAGTTGGCCGAAATGCTGAAATTGGCGGATCAGAACGTCGCGTTGGCGTTCCGCATGCCATTGCAGGTTTTAGGTCTCGGCGGCACATCGTTCGCGTCAACAGAATTACTTATGCAATCATGGAAAGCGACGGGGCTCGGCTTCGCGCTCAACCATATCGAGGAAGCGTTCGGACAACTTTTCCGGCTCAAGGGCTTCCCTGAAGAATATGTAGAATTTGACACGAAGGCGCTTTTACGGAGCGCATATCGTGAGCAGGTTGAAGGACTATCGCGCGGCGTCATCTCTGGCATTTACAGCCCGGACGAAGCCCGCGCGGAAATGGATTTGCCTCGTGTCGAGGGCGGCCATGGCGCGATGCCCCGCGTGCAGCAGCAGGTTGTTCCTTTGAGCTACGGGACGAACATGCAGCCGCCAGAGGCGACACCTACGCCAGCGGAAAAAACAGAGGCACAAGAGGCTGAAGAGCCGGAAGCTGGCGAGGAGCCAGCCGATGAAGAGGGCCGCAGCATTGAATATCAGCGCGACATCGAAGACCGCGTCGCTGCGCTCCTTCATTGACGCGGCGGCGGAAGCCGTCGCGCGTGAGATTGCCAGCTTTAGGCGTGAAAGCTCGCGAGAGCTTGAATTGCGTGATGCGGAATACCGCGCCCGCGTAGCCGAACTTGACGCCCGAATTATCGCTGTTTCGGCGCTGGAGAACAAACTCGCGGATCGCATCGCAAGCCTCAAGGATGGTGAGCCGGGGCGAGACGGCCGCGATGGCGTTGATGGTAAAGACGGGGCTGATGGGGCATCTGTCGCGATTGAGGACATCGCGCCAATGATTATGCAGGAAATCGAAAAGGCTGTTTCCGCGATCCCCCTGCCGAAAGACGGCCGCGACGGGTCAGACGGCAAAGACGGGCAAGGCGTCACGTTAGAAGACGTTGCCCCGATGATCCGCGAGACTGTTCTCGACGTCGTCGCCTCTATCCCTATCCCGAAGGACGGGAAAGACGGCATTGATGGCAAGGATGGCGAACGCGGGGCCGCCGGTGCGCCCGGTAAACTGCCGCTCATTCGCGGTTGGACCGATCGCGTCCATTACGAAGGCGACGTCGTTACACACGGGGGCGCAACCTATCAGGCTATGCGCGACACGGCGAAAGAGCCGCCGCATGATGATTGGATATGCGTAGCAGCGGCCGGGAATGATGGTCGCTCATTCACCATTCGCGGGACGTATTCCGAGAGTGAAGAATACAGGGCGCTTGATGTAGTCGCCATGAACGGCGCTTCGTTCGCGGCAAGGCGCGACGCTCCGGGCCAATGCCCCGGCGATGGTTGGCAGTTGATTGCGGCTCAAGGCAAGCGCGGCCAACCGGGTGAACGTGGCGTAGGGTTGCGCGGCGAGCCCGGCCCAACGGTCGCGAGAATGGATGTTGACGGCGAGGGCTTGTTGACGATCACAAATGCAGACGGGTCAACAGTCCAATGCGATCTTTATGACGTTCTCTCGAAATTGAAGTGACGGCCATGATAGTTAATCAAACGCCCGTCCTTGTCACGCCGCCTATCGCTTCTCCTGTTTCATTGGCTCAAGCAAAATCGCAGCTTCGTCTTGATTCTGATCACGAGGACCAGATGGTGCAAGGTCTTCTTGACGCGGCAGCCTCGCACTTCGATGGGCCGCGTGGGGTTCTTGGTCGATGCTTGATTAATCAGGTTTGGCGCCTTTCGTTTTCTGGCTGGCCAACTGATAGATATATCCGCCTCCCGTTTGCCGATGTTTCCGCAGTCTCCGTAAAATATCGCGACGGGGATAATGCAGAGCATACCGTTTCGAGTGGGTCCGTTTCAATTTTGTCCGATGCAACAGGGCCGGTCGTCAGGCTTTCGTCTGACTTCGCTTTGGCCTCGCTTTATTCTGATCGGGACGACGCTGTTCAGGTGACTTTCACATCCGGGTTCGGCGAAGACCCGTCAAGCGTTCCCGCTGCAATAAGGCAGGCAATTCTTTTACTAGTCGCGCACTGGTATAAAAACCGGGAAGCTGTTGCTGAGACTTCCTATGCGGAGCTGCCGCTAGGCGTCCGCAACCTGATCTCGCCCTATCGTGTGGTTATGGTTTGATGAAATCCGGGCCTCTCGACCGGCGCATTACAATCCAGCGCGCCACGGTAACGGCGAACTCGCTTGGCGAGGGAATCCAATCGTGGTCAACGCTCGCGACGGTATGGGCTTCGGTCGAATACATCAAAGATGCAGAGCGCGAACAGTCTGGCCAGATCAGGGCGGAACGGGCGGCGCGGTTTGTCATTCGATGGTCCCCTACTGTTGCAAACATCAATGCGAAGGATCGCCTTCTGTTTTCTGCGTCGGGTGGGCTTGACCGCGAATGGGTAGAGCTAACCGATGCCGAAGTTTCCAGCGTGACGTTTCAGAACGTCGGGGAGCGCGCGGTTTACGTTAAGGGCACGGCGGGCAGTGACGCGCCGGCTGATTTCGATGGCATTCTTGAGTTCCCTCCGGGCTCTCAAGTTGTGAGCAACCTTCTCGCGGATTTATTTCCCGGTATTGTCGGCGTCAATCGGCTTTGGGCTTACGCAAATGGGCTCACGACGGTTTCTGTTAGCCATGCGCCGGATACTAACCGGGCTGTAACGGTTTCCACGTCGCCGGCGCCCGCCGCTGAAACCTATGAAATATGGGGCACGAAAGAAATCGGTCGTCGTGAAGGGATAGAAATTTCGGCAACAATGCGGGCTGATCTGTGAAAACGCGGATGAACGTCGAGGGCTTGATGGAACTCGACGCGGCGCTTGCTGAATTACCCAAAGCGACGGGCAAGAATGTCATGCGCCGTGTCGCGCGCAAGTCGATTGGTATTGTAGTCGAAGCGGCACGGCCTCTTGTCCCGATGGATAACGGCAAACTAAAAAGATCGCTTTCCGTATCCACAAAGCTTTCCAAGCGTCAAGCGACACTGGCTCGGCGTGAGACTGCGGAAGGCAAGGCGTCGATCACAGTTTACGCCGGCGTCGGGGCCTACCCGCACGCACATCTTGTCGAGTTCGGCACCAAAGAGCGCTTTCACAAGTCAGGGAAAAGCGTAGGCCGCATGAAGCCGCAACCGTTCATGCGCCCTGCTTGGGACTCAACCAAGATGCATGTTTTGGCGACGTTCAAAAAAGACATGTGGACGGAAATAGAGAAGGCGGCGCAGCGCCTCGCAAAGAAGCAAGCGCGCTTGCTGGCTAAATCGAAGGCTTAACACATGGAATCGGCTCTCCGCACGTATTTGCTCGCTCATGCGGGCCTTTCGGCGTTGGTCGGCGGGCGCGTCGCGTGGGGCTTTAACTCGCAGGGCGGGCCGTTGCCGCGCATTACATTGCAGCGGATCAGCGGCTCGCCTGAATACTCTGATGAGGGCGAAGCGGGTATCTCTGAAACCCGCGTGCAGGTCGATTGCTTCGCTACGACAAGTGCGCAAGTTCGCGCAGTCTCAGAGTCGATCCGCGCCCGTATTTCCGGTGCGAGCTTCACCCAATCCGGCATCGAGTTCAACATTTTTATAGATAGCGTCCGCGACGATTCTGACGCTTACGAAGGCGGAAGCCAAGAGCATCGCGTGTCAATCGACTTGATGGTTTGGCACACAGGATAAATAGGAGCACGATATGGCAGGCAAAGTGGGGCGCCAGGACGTATTCACCTGGGGCGGCGATACGATTGAGGGGGTCCGATCCAAGGGCCTTGCGATTGCAGGCGAGGCGATTGATCTCACGTCAGACGATGATGATGGGTGGCGCAAGCTGGATACGATTGCGGGCGAGAACTCCGTCACACTGTCAATCTCGGGTGTGACGAAAGACCGGCGCTTGATCGCTGATTGGTTCAACGGCGACAGGACGAAGGAAATCGAGTTCGTCTTCGCAAAGTCTGGCGGCACGATTACCGGAGATTTCTTTCTCTCGTCCCTCACTGAAACCGGCGAATACAACGGCGCGGCGACGTTCGACGCTGAATTGCAATCGACCGGCCAGCCCGCTTATGTCGCTGGCGCTGTTCCTGCGAATACGGTTCTGCCCGCCGTCATCGGAACGCCTCAAGTTGGCGTGCAGCTTACGGGCTATCTTGGCGAATGGACCGGGGCTCCTACCTCCTTTGCTATCCAGTGGCAGCAAGACGATTCAGGATGGGCGAACATTTCAGGCGCCACGTCGGTCAACTTCACGCCTGTCATCGGCAACCTCGGTAATGCCTTGCGCATCATCGTCACGCCGACAAATAGCGCTGGCGCTGGTTCTCCCGCGACGTCTGGCCCGTCCGCCGACGTACTCGCAGCATAAGGGTGATGGATGCGTGTTTTTGAAGACTTCCGCATTGAATGGGATGGCGAGGCGATCGTTGTCCCATCGAACCGAATGATGGGGCTGGTTCACACGGTTGAAACGATTATACCGCCTTTGAAGCTCTCTGGCATGATGGCTGATCTGGCCCGCGATCCGACGTGCATCAAGCCCGCGATGATCTCGCAAGTCTTGTCTGCGGTCCTCCGGTACGCGGGGAAGAATATCAGCGAAGAGGAAGTTTATAACGGCCTCTTCGGAAAAGGCGACACTGTTTATGCAATGGCGGTCACGATTGCAGCGCTAATCGAGGGCATCACGCCTGAAAGCGTCAAGCGTGAGATGGCGAAGGAACCTGCGCCGGGAAAGCTCAATCGACAGGTGAGACGCAAGAGGGCTTCGCAGTCTTCGCGTTCAAAGTCGCCTGTCGGAAAACGGAAACAGGCGGTTTAGGGCTCAAGCCCGCCGAGTTTTGGGCGCTGCATCCACATGAGTTTTGGTGGTTGTGGGAGGCGAACAAGCCTCGCAAGATGTACGGCCGCCTGACCGAATCCGAAGTCAAAGAAATCTATCAAGAAACATATAGTTCCGACGAGTGATCGCCGGGGCTCTAAATGATTGGCTAGTTCATGGCTCAAGCTGTCGTCGGGGCTCTCCGGGTAAACCTTTCGGCGGACTCGGCTCAGTTTTCTTCTGGCCTGAAAAACGCAGAAGGAAGCCTCGGAAAATTCGGCGCTGTTATTGGCAAGGCTGTTGGAATTGTCGCAGCGTTTGGCGCCGCCGCCGCCGCCGCCGCTGCCGTTGTTGTCGCGCAGATGCGCAGTGTCGCAGATTCTGCCGATGAGATGGCCAAATCAGCGCAGAAGGTCGGTCTTATGACCGAGGAGCTGTCCGCGCTAAAGTACACGGCAGGGCTCGCTGGCGTCGGGTTTGAAAGCCTACAAACGAGCCTTGTTCGTCTTACGCGGTCAATGTCCGAAGTTGCGAAAGGAAGTGACAACGACGCCGCCAAGGCGTTTAGGGCGCTTGGCGTGGAAGTTCAAAATGCGGACGGCTCTCTAAAATCATCCTCTCAAGTTATGGAGGATCTTGCCAGCAAGTTCGCGACGTTTAAGGACGGCGCGGAGAAGACCGCCCTTGCTGTCGCTATCTTTGGCAGGGCGGGCGCGTCTATGATCCCCCTGCTTAATCAGGGCGGCGATGCGATACGCAAATCAAACGACGAAGCGAAAGCTTTCGGCGTCACTATGTCTAGCGGGCTGGGTTCGGCTTCCGAGCGGCTAAACGATAACATGTCGCGCCTCGGTTCGGCGTTTCAAGGAATATGGATAGCCATAGGCGAGCGACTGATCCCGATCTTTGCTGATTGGTCAGATAAGCTTGTTGAGGTCGTGAAAAACCTTCGTCTTTTCGAGGTTGCCGGGGCGGCCGCGCAATACGTAATCGAGAAAATTGGCGAGGCCGCAACGTGGGTCGCTGGTCGGTTGTCGGGCCTCGGGTCCATCATGGAGGGGCTGGCTAACGCGACCTCTCGCCTCGCCTCAAGGGACTTCGCTGGCGCTTGGGAATCACTAAAGGCGGGGGCTGGTGGATATGCACGGGCAGTCGAAAACGCATCGGCAAAGATAGATGAGATGCGCAGGAAAGCGCAAGAGGTCGCCGCGTTCGGCGGGCTAGATGGCGCGTTCGCCGCGTTCGCTCCTCAAAAGCCGAATGCGCCAGGCATCGGGGGCGGTGACGCCAGCGGAAAGGGCGGGGGGCGCAGCAAGGCCGCACAAAGCGAATACGATGCGGAGAAGGAAAAGATTGAAGCGCGCCTGACCGCAATCCGCGAAGGCATGCTGACCGAGATGGAATTGAAAGAGCAGAAGTTCGCAGAGGATCAGAACCTTCTGGATCAAGCTTTCCAGCGCGAGATGATTTCAGCGCAAGAGCATAATGAGATGCTTCTTGACCTCGAAAGAAAACATCAGGAAGCCAAGCGAAAAATCCAAGAGGCATACGAGCAAACCGCCATTAAAGGCGCGGCAAGCTTGTTCGGAAACCTCTACTCCATGATGGGGAGCTTCGGCAAAAAGCACGCCACGCTCGCCAAGGCGTTCGGCATTGCCGAGGCGATCATCAACACATATCAGGGCGCGACAAAGGCTCTCGCAAGCGCGCCGTTCCCGTACAATATGGCCGCTTTTGCCGCCGTCCTCGCAAAAGGCGTCGGGGCAGTCGCGAAGATTCAAAGCGTCAATGTCTCGGGCGGTGGAAACTCCAAAGGCGGTGGGGGCGGTGGGTACAGTGGCGGCGGCGCAATGGCGGCCCCGGCAGAACCGGCGCAGGCTAACCGATCCATGTACGTCACGCTGCAAGGCGAGGTCTTTAACCGCGACATGATCCGGGGCCTCATGGAGCAGGTCCAAGCATTCCAGAAAGACGGCGGCGGAAAGGTCGTGTTTGCATGATCGTAATCTCGCCAAGCCTTGTCTTATCGGCGCAGCCTGCGCCACTTGGCGGGAGCGTCAGGCGTTGGGTCGAATTGACGACTTCGGACGCCACGCTCGTCACATTCCAAAACGTCGGGCTGGCTACGGTTTACATCAAGGGCGGCGTCGGTAGCGTCGTGCCGTCCGATATGGATGGTGTGCTTGAGTTCCCCCCTGCGTCTCAGGCCGCGAGCTATCTTCTGTCCGATTTGTTCCCCGGCATCGTTGGCGTAAATCGGTTGTGGGCGTATTCTGATTCCATCACTTCTGTGATGATCAGCCACGCGCCGGATACAAACAGAACAGTCGTCATCTCGCCTAGGATCGCGCTGGAAGACCTCAACTCCCCGATATTTGGCTATCAGAACCTTGCCACGACGGCGAGTATTACAGCATCGTCTGCGGCCTCTGGATACCCGGCAAGCAACCTCGCCAATCCATCGACGGCGGCTCTATGGCGTGCATCCAGCACGGCGGCGCAAACGCTTTCGACTGTGATCAGCCCGGCGCAGCAAGTCGATTACCTCGGGATAGCCGCGCACAATTTCGGAACCGCGCGCATTGCTGTTTCTGTCGAGACGCAGGAAGGCGCTGGCGATCCTTGGGTAAGGGTTATCGAGCCGTTCATTCCCGTCAATGATAATGCGCTGATCTTTCGTTTTGATGCGCAATTTGCCTATGGCGCGCGGATTGTTCTGGCGGCTGGCGACATCGCGGCGCAAGCCGGGGTTATGTACGCGGGCAAGCTGCTTGTCTCGCGTCGCCGCGTCTATGTCGGTCACACGCCCATGACGCTTGGGCCGATAACCGAGGTTGTCAACGGGCGCAGTGAGCGCGGGCACTTCCTCGGTCGGACTGTCATTGGCGAATATCTCTCCGGCGCTGTTTCGTTGTCGAATTTGCCACCTGATTGGGTCCGCTCTGATTTTGTTCCGTTCATTCGTGCGGCGAAAGAAAGCCCGTTTTTCTTCGCGTGGCGGCCTTTGAAATATCCAGACGAGACAGCGTTTTGCGCGACTCATGAACGATCCGCGCCCAACGAATGACCGATCAAATGGAATGATGAGGGTCGAGCTTGAATTTGAAGGCGTGGCGCTTTGAGCAAGCTTCTCGTCTATGTCGAGTTCGATCAGCCATTCTGTGGCAACGTCTATGGCTCGGCGCCATGCACGGCGGCGGTCGGCGTCACGGGCGCGGTGAAAGTGCTTTAACAGCGTGATCTCGTGCCAAGACCGCGTGAACTATGTGGACGCGCCTGTTACCCTTCGCTTTGCGCAATCTGGCGCGCAATATCTCCCATCGTCAATCGAGGCGATCCCGTCGATCACGAATTGGTCCGTCTCACCTTCGATTATTTCGCTTGGCGAAGAACCTTGGGCTACCGTGCTGAATTGCGCGTTTCTTTACAGGATCATCCGTGGACCAGATACAGGGCCGGGCGGTGACCCTTACGTTGACGAGCGGAGCTATGAGCCGTTCAAGCAAGGGACGTATTGGGGCAAGTGGCGTGCCCGCGTGCGCTACATGCGCGGCCGTCCGATCCGGCTGATCAAGGGCTACCTCGGGCAAACGCTTGACGAAATGGAAGCGCGCCATTTCGTCATCGAACACATTGACGGGCCGAACGCTGATGGCAGCGTGACCATCATTGCGAAAGACCCATTGAAGCTTGCTGACGGCGATCGTGCGCAATGCCCGGTTGCAAGCCGGGGCTACTTGCAGGCGGAAATAACAGACAGCGAAACGACGGCGACGCTTGCCCCGTCTGGCATTGGAGTTGAATATCCCGCAAGCGGCTACGTCGCGATAGCAGGCTCGGAGATTTGTTCCTTCACACGATCCGGCGATGTGCTGGCGATTGTTCGCGCGCAATATGGGACGGAAGCCCGCGCTCACGCTGCCGAGGATCGCGTCCAGCTTTGCAAAGAATACATCGGGCAGGACGCCGCCGACATCATCGCGGACCTTTTTGAGAACTTCGCGCATATTGATCCGGCCTATATCCCGATAACCGATTGGCAGGCGGAAACGGCGGCTTATTCCGGCCGCGTGTTTTCGACGCTAATTGCCGAGCCGGCCGATGTTGCGAAGCTCGTTTCAGAGCTAATCCAGCAAGCGGCGCTTTCGATATGGTGGGATGAAATCGAGCGCAAGATTCGGATCCGCACGTTGCGGCCGATTGCGACCGATGCCGAGATATTTGGCCCGGACACAATGCTGCACGGTTCGTTCCGCTCGCGTGAGCAGGCGGACAAGCGCGTGTCTCAGGTCTGGTTATGGTTTGGCCAGCGCAACCCGCTCAAGCAGGTTGAGGATCAGGAAAACTACCGCTCCGTCGCTGTTATCGCGGATGCTGATGCGGAATCGGATTATGGCGTTCCTGCCATTAAGAAAATCTTCTCGCGATGGATCGCCGCGTTTGGCCGGGCGTCTGCGGAAAGAACATGCGCGCTGATCCTTGGGCGCTATCGCGACCCGCCGCGCCGGTTTAATTTTTCGTTATTCGAGGCGCAGGCCGCAAACGTTTTCGCCGGGCAGGGCTATCAGGTCAATTTCTGGAACTTGCAAAACGACAAGGGCGAAACAGAGCCGGTGCCGATCCAGATCACGCGGTTCGCGCCAAAGGCTGGCGAGGTCGAGATTGAAGCGGAGGAAGCGAATTACACGCGCCTTGATCCTGTCGATCTCCAGAACCGCACGATTACGATCGACACAAACACGACGAATTTCAATCTGCGCATGGCGCATGATCTACTCTATCCCGCTCCGCAATCGGGCGACGATTTTACACTAACCGTGATTGTCCAAACGGGCGCGATTGTCGGAGGCTCTGTTCTTGGCCAGCCGTCCTTCCATGTCGGGGATTGGGCTGGCTTCAACGCCGTCACGATCAACATCATCGTAAACGGCCGAATTCAGGGCAGGGGCGGCAAGGGCGGCGATGGCCATACAACCAACATGCCGATTGACGGGGGCGCTGTAGGCCAGCCCGGAGAGGCGGGGTCGACGGCTATCTATTCGCGCCGTGCGATCTTTGTCGAGAACAACGGGCTGATCCTTGGCGGCGGCGGCGGCGGCGGCGCGGGCGGGCGATCCACTTGGTCAAGCAATCGTGAATCGGGCGGCGGCGGCGGCGGCCAAGGCTACATCCCAGGCTCAGGCGGCGTGACGTTCGATGGCACTCGTAATTTCCGCGCGTCCACTCCGGGCACAACGGACACTTCTGGCGTCGGCGGATGGGGCGCGAACGGCGCGAAAAACCGAGGCGGGAACGGCGGCCTCGCGGGCCAGCCCGGAACGGCGGGTTTATCAGCCGGCGCGGACCCCGGCAAAGCAGGCGGCGCGGCTGGCCTTGCTATTGATGGCGTCAGCTATCTCACGATTTTTGGCCCAGGCACCATAACAGGCGGGCAGGCAAACTAATGGCTTTTGGCATTTTTCAACGGACGGTTGTAGACGACAACGGGGCCGTGCAATCGGCTGCGTCTGTCGAGGTGCGCGTTCAGGAAACGAATGCGCTCGCGGATATTTATAGCGATCGCGCGGGCACTACTCCAAAGGCCAACCCTTTTACGACGGGCGCCGATGGGCTCGTTAAATTCTTCGCGCAGGGCAACGCCTACAAGATCACGGCGACCAAAGGCGCATTTGAGGTCACATGGGAATATGTCCCGACTGGTACGGCGGCCGAACTCGACATTGGCGACATTGAATACCTGATTGACGCGGCGGCTATTACTCCGGTATTCCCGGATATCGCCAACCAGCGCATTCTCGCGAACGTGTCCGGGGGGATGGCAGCGCCGATTGCGAACTCGCTTAATCAAGTCCTGAATGGCACAGTGACGACTCAACAGGGCACGATCCTTCGGCGTGATGCGACTGCATGGACGGCTCTATTCCCTGGGACCGCAGGGCAGTTTCTAAAGACCAATGGCGCGGGCGCGGATATAGAATGGGCGGATATTGCGCCCCCATCTACTCGCGTCATCAAGTCGTCGGCGCAGGCGATCACGTTAAGTGATTCGTATGTAAATGATAGCGAGCTTTTCTTTTCTGCCGCCGCCGGAACGTATTGGTTCCGCGCAGTCTATACGATCACATTCGGATCGGGGGGTTATCAAGTAGCCGTCGCTGGCCCAGCCGCAACGCGGTTGCGCGTGAGCGCCAGTCCTCTCGGCTTAACGAATGCGGTCACAGCTTATAATTCCATAATTACAGGCGTGACGACGGCGATTGCCGGGCCGGTGATCGTCGTGGTTGAGGGCGTTGTCGTCCTATCGTCTGCCGGGACTTTTGCAATGCGCGTCGCGCAAGGTGCATCAAATGCCGCCGCGACAACTTTCGAGGCAGGGTCGTTCCTCGAATATCAGAAGATCATCTAACCGCTCCCAATCCTTTCGACAGAACTAAACACCCTCGCTCGCTTGCGAGGGCGTTTCTGCTTGCGCCAACCATCCAGAAATAGCGGGTAATCAATGGCCCAAAATACAACGATCACGATTCCTGCCGAAACGTGGACCCAACTTTCCGATGCGGATATTGACTCCTGCACGTTTCAAAACGTCGGGTTGAATTATGTGCTTGTGAAGGGGGCAACTGACGCCACGGCCCCGGATAGCACAGACGGCGCGCTCCGCTACGATCCAAAGCAAGGCGAGAAAAACGCCTTCTTAGTTGACCTGTTCCCCGGCATCGACGGCGCGGACAGGCTCTATGCGTTCTCGCCCGGCGGGACCGAAATGGTGGTCTCTCATGCGTGAGATCAGGCCACCGATTGAAGGCGTTAGATCGCCGCTTCGTCAAATCCGTTTCGGTGGAATCGGGCTGCTCGTTTGGGGCGGCGTTCCGCTGCTCTGGGGTGTTGGAAATCGCATGAGATGGGGTGGGTAAATGGCTGTCGATCTAAAAACAGAAACGCCAGACGGGTCTCTTCCTGGAGATGGTGTGTTATTCGGAGCGGACAGCCAATCCTCCGATAAGCCAAGCGTCTATTCAGTCGACACTATCATAACTTCGATTGTTCAACGCGTGCTTTTCGAGGAAGCAGTCGGGACGTTTTCCGGCCTGATCTATGTAAACCGCGCGGCGGCTATCGCGGCAACAGTCCCGACGCCAGTCCAGCGGATTGCAGTCATATCGGGAGGGCGCGCTCGCGGTTATCTGAGGGGCGGAACGCCTGTAGCTTTGACAACTGCCGGCGGCGTCACATGGTCCCCGGATGGTACAGCCACGGCGGAGCATTTTGAAACATTCGCGCTCGCCGTCGCGTCTACCGCGACGAGGATCGTTGTCGAAACGCAACATGCGATTGCTGCTAATATCAGCATTGGCATTAAGACTATTGAGTTCACAACGGGCTCGCTGAATATCGCATCGGGCGTTGTTGTTTCCCTCAACAACCAAACAAGAATTATCGCGCCTAGATTTCAGATCTTCTTCGGTGACGGAACGGTTAGCAATCTCCGTCACCTTCACATCGAATGGTTCGGCATTAAAAATTCGAGCACAAGCGCGGCTGATGCTTCGCCTCTGGCGACATGGCAAAAGGCGGCGGATGCGCTTACCACCAACGGTATTTTTGAACTCGCTCCGGGCTTTACCCCATGGAACGGGGCGGATGGGCCTGTTGTCTTTAGTAAGGGCCAGGTGGTTGTCGGATCAGAAGGAATGTTCACGACCACAATCAGGTTTGTGACGTCAACGAATTTTGATCTATTCAAATGGACGACAGAGTTCGGCGGCGGGGCGCAAAGATTCAGGACTGACGGCGCAGCGCTGACACCTGCATCGGGGACCATGTTCCTCTTTGAGAATGCTGACGCGCGTCGTGGGTTCCTTAAAGACCTATTCATCAGTAAGTGTTTCAACTTCGCAACAATCAACGGAACGGCTGGCACCAACCTTACGAACAACATCTCGGACATTGAGAACGTCAAAGTGTTCGATATTTATAATCGCGGTATTCTTCTGAATAGGACCGAAGGGTTCTACTGCCGCCGCATCTTTATGAACGCTCTGACTGGTGACGCTCCAAACGGGATGCTCGTCATCCAGAACAAGGCGCAGGACGTCAATTTTGATCATTGCTCGTTCTCTGGCGGTAACGTCAGCCTCACGATCAGCAATGCGACGGGGGTTGTTACGCGAGACCAAGATTCGCGATGGAACACATTCCTTCGCTGCAATTTCGATGGCGCGGCAGCGGGTATTGATATTAGCGCGAGCACGCAGTTAAGATTTATAGATACATGGGTTGGCTCGAACGGGCGAATTGTTTCTGGAGAACCAGCAGGCAATGGCGTCTGGATTAGAGGAACGTGTAAACACATCGTGTTTATAGGTGGGTCATGTTGCAACAACGGGCAGCGCGGGTTCCGAATTGATTCGGGGGCCGAAGACATTTATATTTCAGCGATGGAAGTCGCTGGCAATAATGTGAATGATGGCGGCTTCTATAACATAGATATATTTGGTGGGGTTTCCGACTTTAAAATTGACGATTGCCGCATCGGCGGGGCTGTTGACGGGTGGGATGAGTTCCCGGCTCCCCCGGCGCGGGGTGTGCCTGCCGGTGGTGTTCAGGTTCGTGCGGGTGCAAGCGACCGCTACGACATCGTAAACAACCGCTTCCACGGACTCCCGTTTGATATAACTGACAACGGCACAGGCACCGACAAGGACGTCACGACCGGCAACAGGTCGAGGTAGCTCACTCTCCACCGCCCTTCTCATCCTCATGATTGCGCTTGCGGCGGTTCTCTCGCCGCTGGCGTTCGTATAGGAGCTACTTATGAACTTCGACGAGACAACGCTGTTCACATATTTGCGCCGGTCTCCGTTCGGCGGCAGGCTCACGCAAGATCAGGTGGAAGGCGTTCGTCTTTTGATCAAGACCTGCGCTGACGATCGCGTGACGGACTTGCGCCACATCGCGAACATTCTGGCGCAAGTTTTCCACGAGACGGGCGGGCGGATGCAGCCAGTTCGTGAGACGTTTGCGACGTCGGATGCGCAGGCAATCGCACGGCTTGACGCAGCGTGGGCAGCGGGAAAGCTCAAGTGGGTAAGCGCACCTTATTGGCGTTCTGGCTGGTTTGGGAGAGGCCATATCCAGATCACCCACAAAGACAATTACGAAAAACTCGGCCGGCGCATCGGCGCTGATCTCGTGGGGAAGCGCTCGCTTGCGATCGATCCCGAAACATCGGCGCGGATCGCTGTTATTGGAATGCGCGATGGCCTGTTCACGGGCAAAAAGCTTTCGGACTATTTCAGCGCGACGGTCGATGATCCGGTAGGCGCGCGCTCGATTGTCAACGGGAAAGACAAGGCGTCTCTGATCGCGAGCTATCACCGCATGATCCTAGACGCACTTTGGGCGGCAGAGACGGCGACTCCGCAGCCAAAGGACGTATCGAAAGAGGCGGCGCTTCCTGACGACGTGAATCCTTCTGAAAGTCCTTCGCTCTGGACGATCATCGTGACGTTCCTCGGCGGGTCGGGTGGGCTCGGCGCGCTCGGCGGGTTGAATAATCCCTACGCCTTGGCCGCGTTCCTCGCGATCCTGTGCGCGGGCGGCGTGTTCGCATACCTGGTTCTGACGGGGCGCGTCACATTCAACAGGGGTCAATGATGTTCGGCTTCTCGCGGCTTTACGTTTACGGCGCTGTCGGAGTCGCGGCCTTCCTTGCGCTGATCGCTTGGCACAAAATTGAGACGCGACGTGCATTCACCGCAGGCGTCGATTCCGAACAAACAAAAGCCCGCATTGAGGCGGGAAAGCGCATTGTCGAAATGGAGAACAACAATGAGGCATTCCGCAAGCTCCCGGCTGCTGATCGTTGTCGCGCTTTCATGCGTGATAGCGGGTTGCCAGAGCGCCACTGCGAATCTGGCGGGTAGCGGGTATCAATTCGTGCGGTTCACCGATGCTCGGGCCGCTGTGGCCGCGTCTCAGGACGCCACGGCTGGCCCTGCCATCGCCGGGAACAACGCCCAATGTCGCAAAGACGCGGCCTGTAGGAAGTGAAGTGATCGCCGGGTCTGGTTGCACAGTCCCCGGCGCTCTACCAGCGGCGCGGCGCAAACCGCGAAACTGGCCCCTGATCCTGAGACGGAATCGTTACGGGCCGATTAACGGAATAGGGGCCACCGGAATGACGGATAGGCAGATAACGACAACGACGGATGAAATCGAGCGGGCGGTCAAAAAAGCCGTGTCTGCGGCTTTCCGCGATGTCGGGATCAACGCGCATGACGATGACGCAGTTGACCAGCGCCGCCGAGATTTTCAATTCTTGCACGACCTCCGGACGACCTCCGAAAGCGCCAAAGCGAAGGTCGGCGCGTTTTTCCTCTTGTCGGCGGTCGGCGCTTTGCTGACCATCATTGTGCTTGGGTTCCGGGCTTGGATAAGCGGGCGTTGATGCACCAGCAGCGCAACGAGAGGCGCGGGCATCAGTGATTACGGCCGCCCCCATCCCTTTTCCGTGCCGGATAACGTGGCGGCGACAAAGAGTCGCCCGACGCCATCAAGCTGTCAAATCGGGGGATGCCTAGCCAGCCGCTTCGCGTTCTTCCGGGTCCGCTCTGATTTAGCCGCCTCAATCCGGCGGGTATCCTCTTCTGTCGGATCATGGCGCGGGTTGTGCGTAAAGCTCGGTCTCTTCCCCCACTGTTCTGTATTTGCCGGCTGCTCCCGTGGGGCGTAGTATTCAGCGACGCGCTGTCCTGCATGGGTCGTCAGGAGCGTCTTGCGCAGGCTCGGCTCAGGTCTCATGCTTTCCCCTTGTGCTTTTCGATGACAGCGCGGGCGCGGCCACCGCAAATTGTGTCGCCTATCGTGCCCGCTTCGCAGCTATCAGGCGCACAATCACAGGCATAACTCTCCAGCGCATCCACCATCTCTTTCTCCCGTTCGGCAGAGGCGCGGAGGGCGTCGGCGGCTTTAGCGAACAACGGCGATTGTAAAAAGCAATCTTCGACGCTGCCATGATCTATGGCGTCAAGCGCGGCAATCAGCTTGCCCCCCCGTCTTGCTTGATCCTTCGGGAGATCGGGGATCGGAAGCCAGTGCGTGAATGAGTTCCAGTAGTTTATGCGTTTGTGGTCGTGAGGGCTATACCACCCAGATTCCTCGCCGGGGTCTTGCCGCCAGTATCCAACAGCGATGTGGGCAAATTCGCTGGCAAGAATCAGCATGGGTCCGAAGGGGTAAGGCTCGCCGCGCTCGTCCATTTTCACCTTCGTCGCTTCTGATATCGGCTTCCATTCATCCATTGTCCTTCTCCCCTAGCGCACGGATGGCGGCGGCGATTTTTTGACCTGATCTGCTCGGCAAAGTCTGGCCTTCATATCCGTAAACATACCTCCCGTTATCGAAAGATTTAGCCGCCTTCGCGCATTCATCGATCACCTTCGCGCGCACCTTCGCGGCCTCGTCCGCGCGGGTGGCGGATTCGACGGCGGCAAACGCCTCATCGAATGTTTCGCCTCTCGCTTGAGCTTTGGCGAGGGACATCGCGAGCTGGCTGCGCACATTCTCGCTCACAGATCGTCCCCCTGAGGTATGGTTGACTCCCACTTTGCCGTCCCGTTGTCGTCTTCAATAGTCAGGACGGCAATTCGCCTTTTACGCGATCCAGTCCTGACTGCGGAGACGTAAAAAATCTAAACTCGCCAGCATCGTGTAGCGCAGACAGCGATACATCGTCAGCATCCCATTTCCACGTTTACCGCGTCGGAAATCTCTGGAGGGATGCGGAAAGGGTTCTCTTTAAGAGCCCAATCTAGTGCTTTTCTCGTTTCAGTTTCATTGCTCATTGCTTTCTCCTTTACCGCGGCTTCGGTGCGGTTGCTGCTGAAAATTCCCTTTACGCGTCAAAGCGCCCCCTCGCCCCGGTGCGGTTGCGCATGGCGTTGAAATCGCCCGGATATGGGACATTTCTTGGCCGCACGAATTTAAGAGGGCTGCGGTGTTCGGCATTGAAAGTCGTGCGCCCAATCCTGCGTGTAGTCGCACCACGGACAAATCCAACCGCGCCTTGTTGCGACAAGCGCGCCCTTGTCTCCGTTAAAGTTCCGGTGTTCACCGTCGCTGCGGTTAGGGCAAGTGAACGGATGAAAACGCCTCGCTGTCTGATTTAGGTTTGCCGCTAAAACTTCGTCTGATGTGGCGTCCGTGAGTTTGACTTGCATCTTCTCTCTCCTTGTATTGGCCCCGGAAGGTTTGAACGCCGTCAAAGAATCCTTTGAGATTTCAAATGGCCCTGAATGTTCAAACCTTGTCGCAATAGATTGATTCATGTAGAAAATTCGACTTCGTCACCGCCCACCATATGCGAAACTATGGCCTGTGATTCCAGCACCTTGCATGGCGCACATTCAAACCGATTTCCGGGTTTGAATATAGATGTTCATCTTTTTACCCCCGCCTTCGCCGCCAAGTTTCTCCCGGTTTGCCTTGCGCGTGTAGATCGCGGCGGTGCGCGGTTCTGACCATCCGTAGAGCGCCATCAGCTCGTGCTCCGTTGCGCCGGCCAGCGCCGCCCGGTTCGCGCCAGCCTTGCGCAAACCGTGCGCTGATCCCGGCACGCCAGCCGCATGGCACGCATCGCGAAACCAATTCCCGAAGCTCTCTTTCGTCATTGGCTTCCCGCGATCCGTCGCGATAAACGCCAGATCGCCGCACGGCCCCGCCTCAATAGACGCCGCCAGCGGGGGCAGGACGGGGATCGCGACGGGCTCCCCGGGTTTTCTCAGTCCTAAGCATCGCCACGCCATTACGGACGTGCTGCCGCCCAAGGATCACGGCGTCGCCGCGCCTCAAGCCGGTGTAGAGCAGAATGTCGAACGCCAGCCTAGCCCGCGTCCCTATAGGCCAATGCGCCTCGAACGCGGCAAGTTCATCCTCGCTCCACGCATGGAAGCCGTCGCCAGTTTGGGCGGGCGCCTTGACGCCTTCGGTCGGGTCCGCTGTCAAGTGTTCCGCCTCTACCGCCCACTGAAACAGTCGGCGCATCATTTTCAGGAAATTGCGCGCGGCTCCCGGTGTGGCCCTGCGCCGATCGATCCCGGCCATGATGTGCTTGCGACTGATCTGCGACGCCTGCACATCGCCTGACGCGGCTAGGACGTGTTTCAGGATATTCTCGCCCTGCCGCTTCGTCGCCGGGCTCAGGGACGCCCAACGCGCCGTCTCTCGGTATCTGGCGGCCAACCACGCCAGCGAGCCGTTGCCGGGCGTCTTTGGCGATTGTAGCGCCTCGCCAGACATCGCGGCCCGGTAAGCTTCCATAAAAGGGGCGGATCCGTATTCACCCCGGACTCTCACACGAGCTCCGCCCGGCGGCTTCACGTACCAGATCACCGCCCCGTGGCGGGTGACGTGGCGCTGTAGATATGGCGGGCGAGGGCGGGGCATGGCGCCGATCAAAGGATGATCTCCTTGGCCTTCGCAACCGGCTGCTGTGGGGATAGCGGGGGAAACTCGGCGGGCTTCTCAAGATCGACCGCAATCTCCACCCCATTGACCTTGACCGTGACGCGCGCCGCCCCCTCCTGCTTCGCGGCGCGGATCGCCCTCGCGACGTCAGCTTGCGTGAAAGAGGCTGCGCGGCGGGTCACGGGGCAACCCTCACGGTTGAACCCCGCGCGAAATCAGCGAACTTGAGGTCAGGCATGCAGTCGCGGATATCCATGAATAGTGAATAGCGGGCGGCCCCATGGCTTTTGGCTGCGACGACGGTTGAATGGCCGCCAAAAGTCACAATGTAGGCGCGGGCCGCTTTCCCCTGCCGAGCCAAGTATTCGGAAAGAGCCGCCCGGCCAGCTCGCGTCACAGTGTAGTAGGCTACATCACCGGCGATGTTGCGTAGGGTCCAATGCGGCGACGCATCAAATGCTTTGGCCAGATCGCTATTGACGCCCGTGGCAAAATAATCGCGATACGATTCACGAAGGGGCCGAACTGGGCGGCCTAACGCATGGTCAATATGATCCATTGCCTTGTCATCAAGGTAACGATTGACGCTTTGATTCTCTGCTGCGCGGCGGGTCATGCTTCCTCCGCTCGACCTGCATGCCGGTTAGCAACGTGCATGTGGTCCGCATACCACGCTGATTGCGATTTTTGCAGATCAAGCTGGCGCTCTAAATCCGCGATCCTCTCGGCTTGCGATGTGAGGGCGGCGGCGGCATCGTACATTGTGTCGTTTGCGCCATCAATGTCGAATAGCTCAACGCAGCCATCGTCTGTTTCTTGTTCACCACATGCAATAACGCCTGCCATCAACTGCCCCACCAGCCCCGCGACTTCCGGCGCGGGAGAGGCGGCGGCGGTGAGGGGCGGGGCGGACTCTAAATAGGCTTTGACAACGCAGGATGCGGCTTCGCGAGGGCGAAGCTTACCTGCGTCAAGCCAAGAAGCGTATATCACTGCGGCCCTGGTCAACGCCTTCTCATCGATCTGCGTCATATCGCGCTCCTGTACATCGCCCTCGGGGCGGTAACGTCTTTGCAATCGTTCAGCAGATTTCCCGCTTCGCTATCTGGCGCGAGCGGCCCGTTTTCGCCAATCATCTCGGCTATTCTTTTGATAACGTCGTTCATGTTGCATCCTCATAGAACTGCTTCGGCGGCAGGCTCGCCTTTACAAGCGGCGTGCTCGCCTTGCGTTGGGGTTTTTTCGGCTTGAATCCGGCGCTATTTATCGGGTTGTCTGACGGGTCTTCCGCGCCAATATGCTTGATGTGTATCCGGTCAGCTCTCGCGCCATCGCTATTCTCCTGCGCCGTCTTCTCGCGATGCGCGGGACCATATGCAACAGCCAGATTCGTCTCTCGGTTTTCGCCGCCGTTGCGAATGCTCTTGATATGGTCCAGATGCCATTCATCGCCGGGCTTAATCTTGCGCTTGCTGATGTGGCATATACCGTCGCAGCGGTCGAAGATGCGCGCCCGGACAGAAGGCGGCGGCATGGATTCAGGCGTTTTGCCGATCCATTCCTTCACCTTGCGCCCATGAACGCGGATCATCGCGGCCTTCGCCATCAGCCCGCAGCCTTCTGCGCTATGAGGGCGGAGAGAAGGGCGGTGATTGTTGCAATCGGCTCACTTAATGATGTTCCGCGAAACTCTCCACTCCCGACAAACAAATCAACATCAATCCCGAGTTCGGGCGCTGTTGCATCAACTGCGCGTGTAGCGCCCGGCAGCACGCGCTCGGCAAGAGCCAGCGCATCGTCGATCGATGCGGTGAATTTAGGCGATGAGAAATCCGGGCCGGGCCGTTCGTCATCCTGAATTAAGACAACAAAGCCCTGAATTGTGGGTCTCCATTCCCCGGTCCAGTTTTGCGCCCAATCAGGGAGGTTGTTCCCGACACGCAGCGTTGCGGCTATCTCGCCATCCAACTCTCGATCCGGTCCCGTCGCCTTCCGCACGCGCTCAAGTAGTGCTGATAGGTCAGTCATGCGAATCCCCCGCATTGCGCGCCCTTTGTTCAACTGTGGTCTCTGACGTGTACTCGTCGTATTCATCGCGCTCCGGCTCCGGCCTGCGGTCGATCCAATAGATGGCCGCGAGGATCGCAGCCAAGACAGCCACAACGGCTATGATGATGTATTCGCCCCCGTAAGCCATGAGTGCTCCTATGCGAGACCGCGTTGCCAACCGAAGTATTCGTTATCGAGAAGACGCCACGATTCAGCGGCGTTCTCGTCAGCGTTCAAATGAGATCGGCTACTGACATTGCATCGTGCGCGAACGATCCGCGCTGCGTCTTCCATGTCCTGAGCCCCCAGGAATTGCTGAAAGCTCACCTCATTGCATCGCATCGCGGCCTGTTGCGATGGCTGCAATTCCGAGAACCGGCGCTTGTCTTTGCGCGCTGCGGGCTCCGGTTCTTTGGATAGCCGCGCCAACGCAACAGGGACGCATGTCGATGGATTCGGCGTCCCGAACGCAGCGACGAAAGCCGCTGATTGCTCGATTGGCAGTTCAATTACGATTTGAGCAACCTTGCGGCTTTTGACAAACCGCAAGTCCACATAATCGCCAGAGAAAGCGGCGGGCGCTGGCATTAACGCCACTCACAGGCTAATGGAATCTCGTCTGAAAGCGGTTCTGCCCCTCGCCCAAACGATCGCGAAGTGTCTGACGCCGTCTGTTGCCTCGCGGGCGCAGTCTCGCGCGTGTCTCCATCGTCCTTGCGGCTATCGAGCAAGGTCAGATTGCTATTGAAACCCTGCAAGACGACTTCCGTCGTGTAGCGGTCATTCCCGTCCTTGTCTTGCCACTTGCGGGTCTGCAACTGGCCCTCGACGTAAACTTTCGACCCCTTTTTGAGATATTGTTCGGCAACCTTGCAAAGACCTTCGTTCAGAATTGACACATTGTGCCATTCCGTCTTTTCCTTGCGTTCGCCTGTCGCCTTGTCTCGCCAGCTTTCGGATGTGGCCAGCGTGAAATTCACGACTTGCCCGCCGTTTTGAAAGCGCCGGGATTCCGGGTCTCTCCCGACCCGGCCAATGAGAAGGCACTTGTTGACTGATCCGCTCATGCTGCTGCTGCCTTCTGTTGGCGGGCCTGCAACGCCATTTTGCAGTCCTTGAATGATTGGAGAATCGCGGGATAAAGATCGTGGCTTTTGTCGATCCCGACCGCTCTCATTTGCGGGATTGCTGCCCTCCATTCGGCGTCGATCGCTTCGACCGTAGGCGCTGCGATGAACTTGCTTGTGATCGCCCGCTGGCAGGTAATGGCGCTTTCGTCCACATTGCAGACGTTGGATTGCTCTTTGTCATAGAGCGCCAGCCCGAACGGGTTCCCGAACGTCATCAGCGCCCGCTTCATGGCGTCCGTCTCAGCCTCTTTAATCGCGCTCTCATGTGCTAGCCCAAGATCAGCATCAATGCCGTGGCCAGCGCCTACGCCTTCGCGAATAACGCCCATGACTCCGACGCGAACCCTTGCCGTGTAAGAGACGCCCCATCCGTCCTTTTGGTTTGGCGGCTTCCCGATCTTGCGCTCACGTTCGGCGACGCATTTAATGTCCATCGTCTGGCGCGACCATGTTCCGAACCCGAATATCCGGTTAGCTTCAGCGATGGCATGCCAGCCTTCGACGTAGGAAAGCTTGCGCCCTGATTGCTCACGCTGCTTGACGTGAGCGCGGTTCAGCGGCGACTCTAAATCTGGCTTTGCTGCTTCCCAAAAATCAAGTCTCATCACACGACCCTCTTTCCTTCATGCACGGTCACGCCCGGCATTACGTGCCGTCCAGCCGCGACATACTTGCGCGCGAGTTCGTCCAGCATGATCTGCATATCGTCAGGGTGGTTCTTCCACACGAAGCGGATAAAATCGGTGTAATTCGTGACACTCGCCGTGTAATGCGTGCGCAGGCTTGCCGCGCGTCCGGCGCCCTTGGCTTGTGGTTTTGCGGCCTCGGCTTTCTTCGCTTGTGCGTCAGCTCTGGCGGCGTCTGCAACCAGCGATTCGGCGGCTTCGCGTTGCTCCAGATTCGCGGCGTCGCGCTTGCGGATAGCCTCTTGTGCGGCGGCTTGTAGTTCCTCGGCTTTGCGGCGGGCTTCCTTCGCGGCGGCTTCCTGCTCTTTCGCGAGATTCTGCAACCACGGGGCAAGGGCTTCCTTACACGCATTGACCGCGAGTGAGGTCTTGCCCTTGTCCTTTTGGATAAGAGGATTGTAGCGCGCCTGAACTTCGGCTTTGCCATCGTCAAAAGGCTTGGCTTCGGCCGTCCTGCATTTGTCGGCTTTCTTCTCGGCTTCTTGAATAAGCCGCATCAACTTCTGGATAGCATCGGCCTGCTCTTGCGATGCGACGGGATCGCCGTCAAGCCAGCCGCGTGCTTCGGCATATAGTTCTTCGATGCGCTCTTTGGCTTCCTCGTAAGGCGTTTTGACCGGGGGCGCGTTGCCGCCGATAACGGCGCGGGGGTTCTGGTCAGCTTGAATGTCGGCGTAGCTGATGTATTGCGTTGACATAATCTCAGGCTCCTGATTTGTGCGATGTACCAGCGTGCGCGGTCGAAATGGCGCTTGGCCTCGGTAAGCCAGTAATCCCGCTCCCATGGGCGCTCGCGCGCCAGCCGGATGCTGTCGCGGCCTATCTTGTGAGCCATGGGGATAGCTTCGATGTATTCCCTCATTTCCGCTCACCCACTTCCTTGAGTGCATCAAGCACTTTTTGAACGTGCGGAGTTATTCGCGCCGCATTCTTCTGGATGCTGTTTTGCATAAACAGGAGCTTGCCTTGCTGATCTAAGGGGCTCGCCGCGCTCTTCACATCATCAGACATTTTGACAATCGTCCCCAAAATGGCAGCGAGCGCATGCGCTGCTGTTGCAAGTTCCTTGTCCCTCATGTCTTTTCTCCATCGCGGCTTTCCGCGAGAGCGATAGCGGCAGTTGCTTTCGCCAAACGAATGTCAGCAAACTCAGCGTCAGTGCCCGTGTGGATGATCATCTTGCGAGCAAGAGACTTCACGTCGGTAAGAGCCTCGTGCATCTTCTCAATCACGTCCGCCGCGTGCTGCGCGACATAAGGCGCGGTGGCCTCGTTGCGGAGTTGGGTGCATATGTCGAGGGGGGCGGTCATCGTCTTTGCTCCTTCGCCATGTCCCGCGCGTTCATTTCTGCCGCTTCGCGCAAGCCGCTTGGGAGCATCGAACAAAAGTCTGGCGTGTTCGTCGTGTCCGGTATCGGCTGCTTATGGTTCATGTGCGTGCATCGAGTGGCGCTGCCTGATCCTGTCTGGAAAATGCAGTAACTACATGACGCGCTCTCAAACTTACCTTCGACATATTTGATAGCGGGGCCAAATGATCTCATGCTGCTTTCCTCCGGTTGTTCCGCTTCAATATCCGAACGAGTAGATCAACCATCTTCGCGCGGGCTGTTTCGGCGCGCTTTGACCGAGGGCCGTGGCGCAATGCGGCCTTGTCATATTCCGCCTTGGCGATTAGCCATTGTTCATCGAGTGTTTTCACAACACCCTCGCGAGTCTCAGCGCCAAAGCGATTTGCTTGATTTTCTCAAGCGCGCGCTCGCAATCAGATGCGCGCATGTTCAGCACCGGGCATATCCGCAAGGTGATGTAATCGACCACCGCCCGTTCGTCTTCGAGACTGATCCGGTGCGGGATAAGCCCCGCAACAGCGGTGATCTCGGCGTCTGTCATGGCTTGTCCTCGCTCTTTGCGCGGGCGGCCAGCATCGCGTCGGCAATATCCCAGCAGTATTTGGCGATGGCCATGCGACATTCGAGGCGCCATTCCTCGACATCGCGTCCGCGCGGTAAAAGCGAATCATCTGGTAATGACATCTGGCCAGCTAACGCCTGCCCAGCATAATAATCACGGGGTCTCGCGCCGCCGAATGGGCCTTCCGCAGATAGCGATTGCGGGAACGCTGGCGGGTTATCTGGCTTCTCACTCATGGCGTCTCTCCAATCTTGGAAAGCAATTCCAGATTAGAAATGTCAGCGTCGGTGGCGTTTTCCGATATTCGGACGGCGGCACCCTTTATCCTCTCGATAGCCGCGCGCGCACGGCGCTTGCGGGTTGTTTGTAAAGCAAGGGTGCGCAGCTCATCGGTGACAAATTCAACAGTACAGTAGGAGCGCCAGTATCTGCCGCCAGTAGGGCTCCCACGCCATTCTTTCTGAGAATCGCTTGCGTAGGATGTTCTTTCTAAGTTCGCCCGCCATTGGCGGCTTTCGCCGTCCAAGACAAAGCGGCCTGTCTTGTAAAGCTTTGCAACTTTCTTGGTTTCATAGGATACCTCGCCGTAACCGCGCGTGACTAACGCGACTTCAACGCCGGGCCTAAACGGATGATCTTTATTGTCACTCATGGCGTCACCATCCATGCAATCGCGCCTAGCGCGAGAATGAAATTGAAGGCGAGGAAATCGAGCGCGGCGCGGGCCATTACTTCCCCCGTGCAATATCGATGGCGTAGTCAACGTCGCGTTCGCGCGCGATACGGCGGCGCGTTTCTTCCGTGCGCCATGCGTCATCGCCGGTGATAGATTCGATCCATTCCGCGATATAGTCGGACGGGTCTTCTCCACGGTGTTCGTGGTAAGCATCGACCGCGTTCGCAAGATCGGTCAGCTTGTCCTCGCACGTCCCATTGACGGGATGGACCAAGTAGCAGGCAAACACGTCATCCCACTGGCCGCTCGCGACCAGTTCGACAACGATCTTCCACTGGTCGCCCAGATCAAGCGAAACGTAGTCGTTCTCATAGCTGTATCGGTTCGGCCCGTCGTCGCAGACCACGACATAGAATGGATTGATCTTTGGCATCACGCGGCCTCCTCAGTAGGGGCTTTCGCCAGTTCCGCGAGAATCGTCTCGGCAAACTTGCGGGCTTGCTCGTCGGTCATCCAAATGTTTGTTTCGTTCCCCTTGCGGCCCTTGACCTTGATTACTCGGTTGCCGAGCGAGCTAACGAAGCTGGCCTTAAAGGAGGTGTCAGAATCGCAGTGAAAGTGAGTTGAGATGCTCATTGCATTGGTCCCCGTTGATGAGAACTAGGATTCGCAAGCAATCATGCGGTCGAGTAGAGCGAGCGCGCTGGCTTGCAATTCGGTGACTGTCGGTGCGAGTTTGCTTTCTTCGGCGTCCCATGCGGCGGCCCGTGCGGCGGCCCCTGCCCGTGCGGCGTCCCATGCGGCGTCCCATGCGGCGGCCCCTGCGGCGTCCCGTGCGGCGGCCTGTGCGGCGTC